GGGCTCGACGAGTGGGAAACGATGCCGCTCGTGCGTGGCATGGCTATGGCCCTGCCAGAAGGGTGGGACGCCACCCAAATGAAGCCGGAGCAACCGGTGGCCACGTTCGATATGTTCGTCCGCGCGATCCTCAATCAAATCGCACGTGCGGTTTCCATGCCCTACATCGTGGCAGCCATGGATTCCTCGTCGGCGAATTACTCGTCGATGCGTGGCGATTACCTCGTGTACCGCAAGCACATTGGCTGCCTGCGTTCCGACCTCGAGCGCGTTGTGCTCGACCCACTGCTCGGCAAATGGCTCGACGAGGCCGCCCTGGTGCCGGGCCTCATTCCCGACGGGCTCCCGCCGGTGGCCGCGTGGAATTGGACGTGGACGTGGGACGGGTTTGAACACGTGGACCCGCTCAAGGAAGCCTCTGCCGAGGCGGCTATGGTCGCCGCCAACATGACGACGCTGTCGGAAGTCTGCTCCAAGCGCGGCCGCGATTGGCGTGTCGTGCTCCGGCAACGTGCCGCAGAAAAGGAACTGGCCCGCGAACTGGGCCTCGACGAGCCGGCGACGCCGGCCGACGCCACCGACCCGACGGAGACGCCATGAAGAATCACCGGAAATGGAATGCCCAAACAGCCAGCCGCGTGGAGGCCAGCGAGCCGCCCCGCGTGCTTGCAATGGAGGCCGAGTTTTCGGTCCAGGCCGCCGCGGAGTCCGGCTCTACCCCGACGTTCGAACTGGTGGCCTACACCGGCCGGGCCATCCGGCAGGCGTGGAGCCGCAACCCGCTTGTCGTTGACCTGGCCGGCATGGACACGAGCAACCAGTCCATCCCGATCCTGTGGGGCCACGACGCGAGCCTCGATAGCGTGCTCGGTCAGTCGGCGAGTATTTCGAGCGACGGCCAGCAGCTTGTCGTGGCCGGCTCGCTTATCGGCGAGGGGCCCGTGGCAGAGCGCGTGATTTCGCTCGCCAAGAAGGGTTTGCGGTTCCAAGCGTCCATCGGGGCCGACACGAGCCGCATTGAAAACATTGCCCCCGGCGAAATGGCGTCCGTCAACGGTCGCGAGTTTACCGGGCCGCTGTCTGTCGTTCGGGCATCCTCGCTCCGCGAGGTGTCAATCGTTTTGTTTGGTGCCGATGCCGCTACATCGGCCGCTATCGCCGCGGAGGCGAGTGAGGACGTTTCTATGGCTGACGAGGCCACCAAGACGCCCGCCGAGGAGCCGGTCACGGCTGCCAAGGTGGAAGCCACGGCGAGCGTCGCCGTGGAAGCGAAGGAAGTGCCGGCCGTGCCGGCGAAGGAGAGCCCCAACGTGGACACGATTCGCGAGTTGATCCGTGCCGAGCTCCTTGAGACGGTCCGGTCCGCCCGGCCGGCCGCCCCGGCCGTGCATGTGGTGGAGAAGGTCGACGGCCCCGCGGTCGTCGAGGCGAGCCTGGCGCTCGCCGGTGGCCTGCCCAATCCCGAGCGTCACTACGACGCGAAGACGCTCGAGGCCGCTCACCGGTCGCGCACGACTTCGCTCGGCGAAGTGCTCGTGAAGGCCGCTCGCGAGAACGGCTACGACGGTCCGGCCAAGGTGACGACCGGCAATATCCGCACGATCCTCGCCACCGCGTTCGCGACGCATTCCATCGCGAACGTCGTGAGCGCGACGTACGGCAAGTTCCTGCTCGCCGGCTTCACCGCGGTCGAGTCGACATGGGACCGGATTGCCTCGATTCGCTCCGTGAGCGACTTCAAGGCCGTCACGGGCGTGCGGCTCAACGGCGGGTTTGAGTTCGAGGAGGTCGCCCCCGGTGGCGAGCTCAAGAGCGCGGACGCGTCCGACGAGACTCGGACGATCCAAGCGAAGACCTACGGCCGGCTCTCTTCGATCCGGCGAGAGGACATCATTAACGATGACCTGGGCGCTCTGACCGTCGTTCCGACCAGGCTCGGACGCGGTGCGGCTCTCAAGCTCAATTCTGTTTTCTGGACGGAATTCCAGAACAACAACGCCACGTTCTACGCGAAGGAATCGGCCGCCGGCGGCAACGCCTTGGCCCTCTCGTCGCTCAAGACCGCGGTGACTTCCTACCGGAAGCTCAAGGACCCCGACGGCAACCCGCTCGGCATCGCTCCGGCGCTGCTGCTGGTTCCGCCGGAGCTCGAAGTGGCTGCCGCTGAACTGATGGGCTCGGCCCTCATTCACGGCACCAGCGGGGCCGCGCCGAGCACGAACGTGCTGGCCGGTCGCTACCAGGTCGTGTCGAGCTCGTATCTTACGAGCGCTTCGACCTGGTGGCTCTGTGCGAACCCCGGCGACTTGGCTGGGATGGAAGTGGCCTTCCTCACCGGGAACCGGCTGCCCACCATCGAGCAGGCCGACGTGGATTTCAGCCAGTTGGGCATCCAGGTCAGGGGATACTTCGATTTCGGCGTCGCCAAGGCCGAGAAGAACGCCTGCTACCGCATGGCCACCGCCTGAGTGATGTAACTACCGTTCCCGCCGGCCTGCCGCCATCGGTAGGCCGGCGGGATTCCAAACCTCAACAATCAGTTCCAGAAAGAGAGCTTTTCAATGCCAACCAGGGCACAGGGTGATGTGATCGACTACACGCCGACGACCGGCGTGGCCGCCGGCGAGGCGGTCGTGGTGGGTTCGATGGTCGGCGTGGCTTCCTCGCCGATTGTGGCCAACACGCTCGGCAGCCTCAACGTCGAAGGCGTGTTTTCCATCGGCAAGCCGACGGGTGCCGGCACGGCCATCGCGCAGGGCGCGAAGGTGAGCCTGTTCAACGGCCAGGCCGTGACCGGTGCCACCGGAACCGCCATGGGGTTCGCGGCCAAGGCCGCAACCACCAGCGACAGCATGGTCGACGTGCTGCTCGTTCCCGGTGCGTAGTTAATTCCCACGCAAGCAGTGGCCGCGCGGCGAGTGCCTCTTGCCCGCCGCGCGGCCCTGCCATGCCACGTTCGAGGTGTTTGTGCAGGACATGATGGCGAAGGGAGCGGCGTGGTTTGACCAGGTGCGGCTACAGCACCTTTCGGTCAGCGTGTCGTATCTCCGCGTCGGCTCAATGCTCCCTCTTGAATGTGCGGCCACGTTAGTGGACGGCAAGTGGGAAACCATGGATGCCGCCGGCCAAATCGTCCGCATGGAGACGCGCGACTTTTTTATCAACACCGATGACCTGTTAGGCGACCCCAAGATCGGCGACGTAATCACGGCTATCGAAGACGGCATCGAGCGGACCTACGCCGTGGCGGTGCCTGGCGGCGGACAACAAGCGTGGCGGTGGGCCGACCGACGGCACAAGATTCGACGCATTCACACTATGGAGCAGTCGCAGGAGGCCGTGTCAGCCTTCGTACTGACGACAGAGCTCGGGCAGCATTTGACAACCGAGGCCGGCGAACCGCTGGTAGCGTAAATGGCACAGAAGAAAATCAGCGAATTGCCGTTGGCAACTGGCGTGACCGGCGCGAGCCTCGTGCCAGTGGTCGTGGGCGCGACAACTAGCCGAGTGCCACTTTCCACGCTCTCGTCATTCTTTGCCGCGGCCGGCCCGACGGGCCCGACAGGCGTTGCTGGCGTAACCGGCCCCGCGGGCGCTTCTGGCCAAGCGGGAGCCTCTGTTACTGGCCCAACTGGCCCGCGTGGCGCCGGCGAGATTTACCAGGCAGACCTCGCGCCTGCTGTTGCGTCGGCCGGGTCCACGTGGCTCGACACAGACACCGGGAAGTATTTCGTTCGCTACGCCGGACTGTGGATTGAAGTAGGTGGAAAGCACTATCCGTAATGCCGTTCTTCACGATTTCGTCACCATCGAGCGGTAACGCGACGCAACTGCAAGGGCGGCCAATTAGCGCGACTGCGCCAGCGACCGGCACCGTTCTGGCGTTCAACGGCACGTCTTGGTCTGCCGCGCAAGGGATTACCGGGCCAACAGGCGCACAAGGGGCCGACGGCGCAAAAATCTTCTGGAGTTCAACAGGGCCAGCGTCCAACATAGGACGCAGTGGCGACTTTTTTATTGACGGAGCGGCTGGCGTTTTATACGGCCCGAAAGCCAGCGGGTCGTGGGGTGTTGGGCTGCAACTGCAGAGCGGCCCGACGGGCGCAGCCGGCGCAACGGGCCCAGCAGTCACCGGACCTACTGGGGCCGCGTCAATGATCGCTGGCCCAACCGGGCCAATGGCGACGGGCCCCACAGGCCCCGCGTCAAGCGTGACGGGGCCAACGGGGGTAACGGGCGCATCATCAACGGTGACAGGGCCAACCGGCGCAACAGGCGCAGCGTCAAACGTCACTGGGCCCACAGGGGCAACAGGCGCAGCCTCAACCGTCACAGGGCCAACCGGCTCAACAGGTGCGGCGTCGAATGTTGCCGGGCCAACCGGCGCTACCGGCCCCACGCCAACCGTTCTGGCTGGCCCAACTGCCAGTCAAATATACGTCGGCGGCGTTCTTGTAAGTGCGGCCCAAGGGGCCACCGGCCCAACTGGCGCGACGGGCAGCACAGGCCCCCAATCAACCGTCACCGGCCCAACCGGCAGCACTGGCCCGCAGTCATCCGTCACTGGCCCGACCGGCAGTGTCGGACCTACCGGTCCGAGCGGCGGCCCTACGGGGCCAACCGGCCCTGCACCATCACCGATTGGCCTCATCCTCGCACTAGGGTAATCGCATGGCAAACCCAAACATCGCCACCGCAACCACCGTTCTGGCAAACAACGCTCAAGTCTCGCTCGCTGGCACCACTGCCACGCTTCTCGTGAGCAACGCGGCATCCAGTGGCAAAATCTTTTTGATCGACTCAATCATCGTGGCAAACGTCGATGGCACAAACCCATGCGACGTAACCGTGACGCGATTTCAGTCTGCGACAAACACAGGCACGGCGTTCCCGATTGCCTCAACAATCTCGGTGCCAGCCGACGCGACGCTGATCGTAGTGGGAAAAGACAACCCCATTAACCTGACGGAAAACGAGTCGATCTACGTCACGGCGAGCGCGGCAAACGATCTGGTAATAGACGCCAATTGGAAAGAGTTGTCGTGAGTAGGTCGCCAGGCGGATACATCGGGTTCAACCGCACGCCGACAGAATCGGCTGGCTCCGGCGCTTGGACTCTAAAAGAGGCGCAGCAATACAAGCGCGCGGGAACGTGGCCGCGCGCTCAGTATCTCTCAGACCTTGTAGCCGGAACAGTTCACGGCCTCTACTCCGTGCGGCTAGCTCGCGCAGCGTACTCGGGAAGTCTTTTGAGAATCAAGCGCTCTAGCGACAATGCGCAATTAGACGTTCCCGCCGACTACGCCGGCGTGTCGGCATGGATAGGCGGCAGTAGCGCAACGGCAGTGAAATGGTACGACCAGAGCGGAAGCGGAGCGCACCTAGACTCCACTGGCTCTGAGCCGACGTTCACGCTGGCGGGAGAAGCAGGGTCAAACTACCAGCCGTTTATTACCGTAAGCGCTACGGCAAGATTTAGCGGGACGATCGCCGACCTTGACGGAAACACAAACGCGCTGGTTTCTGCCATTGTTGCGCCCATAGGTTCGCAGAGTTCCGGCACAAACAAGGTTGATCGCGCTATTGCCTATATCGCTGAAACCGGCGCGTGGGGTTCGATTAGCTTGTCGGTGCTCAACTCTGAGATAGCGTGGCGTTTTGGTACCGGGTTCGCCGGAAACAGCCCAAGCCGATCGCGGTCGCCCTCTAGTAATTCGTGGTGCGTTGGAACCATTTCAAAAGTTTCTGGAATTGAAACTGCATACGTCAACGGCGTCCAGTTGGGGTTCTCTCACTCAAACGCAAATACGCTGCAAAACAGCGGCACAACGCTTGCGGTCGGAGGCGGCGATACTGCGGGTGGGCCAGACGCAAAGATTTGCGAGTTAATCGTCTGCGTGAATCCCGGCTCCGGCAACGACGTAAGGGTTGCGCAAAACCAAGCCGCTTTGTTGGGCCTATAAGCAATGCCATTTTTTTCCATTTCGTCGCCGTCGTCCGGTAACGCCACGCAGCTTCAAGGCCGCGCAGTAAGCGCGACTGCTCCGGCTACCGGCTCAATTCTGGCGTGGAGCGGATCGACGTGGGCTCCTGGCTCCGGCGTCACAGGCCCGACAGGCGCTCGAGGCGACGACGGTGGAAAGTTTTGGAGCGGCAGCGGAGCGCCGGCGGCCGGATTTGGTGCGTCTGGCGATTTCTGGCTCGACACGGCAAACGGCAGACTTTACGGACCGAAGGCGGATGGTAGCTGGGGCACGCCGCTCCAACTGCAGAGTGGCCCAGCAGGCCCGCAAGGCGTCACCGGGCCTGTCTCTACGGTAGCAGGCCCAACGGGCGTCGCCGGGCCAGCAAGCACTGTGACGGGCCCAACCGGGCCTGCATCAAGCGTCACGGGCCCTACCGGGATTCGAGGCGCAACGCTGCTTGCCGGCGTAGGCGTGCCACTTTCGGGCTACGGCAGTGACGGCGACTGGTTTATCGACACGGCAGCGGCCGACTTCTACGGTCCGAAAAGCGGAGGCGCCTGGGGCAGTCCAGCCATTGACCTACTGGCTATCACCGGGCCAACTGGGACTGTTCCGTTCTATTCCACCGCGGCGGCGCCGACCGGAATTTCCAACGGGTCGCTCTGGCAAGACGACGACAACGGCAAACTGTTCATTCGGTACAACGGAGTTTGGGTGCAAATCGCCCACTAGGAGCTCGCAATGCCTCTTACATTTCCTGCAGGGCCGACGAACGGCCAGCAAACGACAACTGGCGGCCGCACGTATTCGTGGAATGGACAAGCCTGGGAGCTCGTCGGCAGCGGCATCGCCGGCCCCACGGGAGTCACCGGACCGACTGGCGCCGCCGGAGCGGCTGGCCCAGCTTCGACCGTCACCGGCCCCACTGGCGCGGCGTCTACTGTCACCGGCCCAACCGGGGCGGCTTCAACGGTCACGGGACCCACGGGCGCAGCCTCGACCGTCACCGGCCCGACTGGCGCAGCGTCAACGGTGGCAGGCCCCACGGGCGCAACAGGCCCAAGCGTGACCGGGCCTACGGGATCGAGTTACACCAACGTCGTAGTCACACCGACCGCCTTGGCGGCCAACACCACCGTCACCGGATACAACCCCGGCTCCGGCGACATCTACCGCCTGGCGGTCACGGGCTCGACCGGCGTCGTGATTCGAGACTTGGGCATCACCGGCATCGACGGCGACGCCAAACTCCTCGTCAACGTAGGGGCCACGGCACCGATCACGCTCAACCACGCGACCGGGCCGAATGCGAACGCGCGGTTCGCGGTGCCGTGGGCTGGGAACTATGTGCTCGACGCCAACGGTGGCGCGGCCTTGATCGTCTACGACTCGACCTCGGCCGTCTGGCGCGTCGTCTAGTCTCTCTCTCACCACAAGAGCGCACTCCCATGCCGATGTCAGCCCGTTTATTGAGGCCCAGAGCCGCTGGGGGCTTCAACCCGAAGAACATTAGCGGGCTTGCTGCTTGGTTCGACGCCGATGATGCCAGCACCTTCACGCTTTCCGGGTCTGCCGTTAGCGAGTGGCGAGACAAGAGCGGCAACGGCTATTCGGTGTCGCAGTCTACGGGCAATAACCAACCAGCAAGAACGGGCACCATCGGGGGCCGTGC